ATCGTACCAACGGAGTTAAGCGTCGCCTTGCCGCCCCAAACGTTGACCGTCGTCAACAGGCCCGCCTCTTCGCTTGTGAACGTGCCGCCGTAAACGTTGACCGTCGTTGTCGTGCTTCCCTGACGCAGTTCGCATTTACCGGCGTGAACGTTGCACGTCGTGAGCTTGCACCCCTCCCCGATCCATACGTCGGCTTGGGCGCCCGACACTTGAATCGTGCCGACGGTGCTTGTCGATTGATGGATCGCCGCCACGCCGACGGATCCTTTGCGGACCGACAGCGTCGTAATGCCGGTCCCCTTCAGATACAGCCCGCGTTCGCCCGTGGCAGCGCTGGCCGTCTTCTTGATCTCGACCGGGATCGCAGCGGCGCCCAGGTCGATAAACGCCTGGCCGCCGCCGGCGAACTCGAACCGGTCCGGGTCGATCTGAAGGTAGGCGCTGGTTGAGCCGACCGCGCCGGTATGGCCCTCTTCGAAGATCACGTCGCCCAGCGCGACGCCGCTTTGATCCAGGCCGGCCGTGATCGGCCCGGTCCCGGGCGGGATCCGCACGTCGTCGCCAGCCCCAGGAACGGCGGTCGAATCCCAATTCGCCGCGCTCGACCAGTCGCCGTCGGAGCTTGCGCCCGTCCACGTTTTCTGCGTCATGGTGTTGGCCCTTTATGCTTCAATACGGTCCGGCAATCCCAGGTCTGAAAACGAGCGTTCGTCCTCGAGCTCGGCCTCTATCGGGTCTGGAAAGTCGCCGGCGTCAATCCGCGCTTGGCTCAGACGCACGCCGAAGTCGTCGAGATAGGCCGGTTCCACAATGTCCGTAATCTTGACCGGATCGGCCCCCATCGCCGGCCGGGCGCGCCAGCCGCGGTTTTCGTATTTGTTGATCCACTTCTCGAAATTGGCGTGAAACGCATAGGTCACCTCAAAGTAGCGCAGGTCGCCGGCCCGTTGTGTTTCCCATGTGATGTTGTTGACCTTGAGCATTCGCGGTTCGAGGCCCCAGATCGCGTCGGCGTTGACCTTGTCTCGGTAGTCGGCCCAAACGGCTAGGTCCAGCTGTTCGACGTTGCGGCGGGCGATCAGCTCGGGCCGGCTGTCATCTTTCGTAATCCCTTCGATCGGATCGCCGACGGTATTGACGATCGGGAAACCGAGCCGGTCGCGTTCGGCCGCCTTGGCGAATTGCGCGAAACTGCCGGACCAGCGGACAGACCGGGCGAGGGCGTTGTCGATCGGATCGCCAGAGGGGTCGATCGATTCTCCAGTCTGTTGCGCCGCGCTGGAGAAATCGACTTGTACGAACCAGTCGCGGCGCAGCTCGTCTAGATTCACCTTGCGGGCGATGATCGAGACGGCCCAGGCGCCAAGGTCGGCTTCATTGCCATAGGCGTAGGCCTGGCCATATCGTTCAATGCCCGGCCCGTTACGCGCGGTGACCGGGCCGTCTTCGTTGCTCGAGCACAGGACGCGGTAGACCTTCTGGTAGGTCCGCTCGCCGCTTGCGCCGATACCGCCGGTGACGTCGTGGACCGTTACGCTTTCGACGCTCACAGCGTCACCTCTTCGATGATCGGGCGGCCGGCCGCCGCGGCCGCTTCGGCCAAACGTTTGGCGATCGTGACCAGCTCGCGGAGGGACTTAAGTTGCTGCTCCGGCACGCGCGACCGATCGGACCGGGCCCGAGCTCGTGCGGCTTGGGCTTCGAGCGATCCGGACCGGATGGCCGGGTTCAGTCCGGCCAGGCCTCCGTCGCCGCCGGCGAAATTACGGGCCATGCCGCCGATGATGCCCCGCCAGCTTTGCCATTGGCCTTTAAGGCCCGCGGCGGTCACTCCGCCCGACAGGCCTTGGCCGAATCTCGCGGTTCGCCCTAGCAGATTGGCAAGTCGCGTCGCGCCGCGCGTTAGGTATTGCGTGCGGTTGGTCATGCCGCCCATGATCCCGCCGGGCCCGCCCAGGCCGGAAGGCATCAGGCCGGGAAAATTCATCCCGGCGGATCCTTCTTGTTCATCGCGGCCGGCGGCCGCCATGCCGCGCTTGCGATAGGCGCCATAGGCCGTCAACATCATGTCCAGCCCGGCCAGTTGCGGCGGCGTGATCGTCTTGCGCTTCAGCCCCATATAATCCTTCCACCACGCCGGCGGCTTCAGGTTGGCCATCCGGTTGAATCCTTGCACCAGCGAACCGAGGTCGCCGGCCAACGCCGTAAGCGCCGGCGCCAGCTCCTTAGAAAGCGTGAGCTTCAACCCCTCCCAGGTCTTGCCCAGCCTGGTCGACGCGTCATTGAGCGCCGCAAACTGCGCCAGCGTCTGGTCGTCAAGCAACAGGCCCATCCGCTGCAGCTCCTCGCGGAGCTCGGCAATCCCGCCCTTGCCCAATGACAGCATACGGATCAGCTCCGCGCCTTCGCTGTCAAACACCTTCACCGTTGCGCTCAGCTTGGCCGTGTGTCCGTCCAGCTTACTGATCGCCTCGGCCACTTCGAGAAACTGCTCGTCGGCTTGCATGCCCGCCAGCCGTTCGAAGTCGACGCCCAGCTGCTCAAACGTTTTCTTAGCTTCGCCGATCCCGCGCGACGCGTCGCCGATCTTGCGGGCCATCCGCTGAATACTGGTCCCCAGCTTCTCCGGCCCGATGCCAGACAGCTCGCCGGCGAATTGGAGCGTCTGCAAACCGGCCGCGGTCAGGCCCAGCTTTTCGGCGCTCTTGCCGAGCTTGTCGAACTCGGCGGCCATCTGCCGCGTGATAGCGATCGACTTGGTCATCACGACGGTTGCGGTCCCGATAGTCGTGACAACGCCGCCCAGGCCGAGCGTAAAACCGTGCAGGCGGCCGGTCAGGCCTTCGACTTGTTTGCCCAGGCCGCCGGCCGTCTTGCCGAATTGCTTGGTCACTTTGTCGCTCTGCGCCATGCCCTTGCGGAACTTCTCAGTCCGCGCGGTGACGTTCACGACCATTTCAGCAATGACGCCCACGGTGCTGTTTCCTGCTGTTTTGCCTGGCGGCGGCGGCGGCGATTAAAACGTTGACTTGTTCGCGTTGGGTCAGTCGGCGGCGGATCTTCGGCCGGAAGTCGCGCGGGCTCGAGCGCCCGCCAAACGCGTTATGCGCGGCCGACGCGATCACCGCGGCGCGATACCACGCGTTGAATAGTTGCTCTTGCTCGTCGAATTTTTGTAGCTCCGAAAAATGCCGCGAGTCGATCACTTGCTGAAGGATCGGCAGGGGCGTTGCGTAGGCGATCGACAGGCGGATCCAAAACCTACGCTCGGGGGTTAGTTTTTTTCCAGTTCCTCGACGTCTTCTTGCGACAAGCCGCTGAGCCGCTGCGCAACGTCAAACACGCGTTCGATGACTGCGGCCGACTTCTTGCTCCCGAGCTCGCGCAGCTCCTCGGGCGTGAACTCGAGCGGCTCGCCCTCTTCGGTGCAAAGGCAGGCGGCCACTACGCTCGCCCGCAATCCCACGGCCCGCTCCGGCTGCTCGCGCGAGCCGGCGAACGTGACGTCCATACGATCCCGCTCGTTGCCCGTCATCGAGCGAACAAAGACGCAGCCGCCCCATTCTGGCACGTGCACTTGCTCGATCGGCCGGTCGTCGGCCGCGAGAATTTGCTCTTTTGTCAATCCCATCCCTCGAGCTTCCCCTATGTTTCTAGGTGTCTAGCAAACGCCGACCCTTAGTGTCGCCGCGACACTAAGGGTCGGCCGCTTCCTTACGTTGTGGCGGACCACGCGGCGGCGCCGGCCCACGCCATCGTCAGCCCGCAAATCATCTTGTCCTCAAGCGGGAAGGTGTAGTTGACCCGCTGCACGATCAGGCCCCCCGTGATCTTGCCGTTAGTGCTGTACGGGACTTCGATCACGACGGTCCCGGTCGAGCCGGCTCTGAGCGAGGCCGATGCCGTCGGGCTCAGGTGGCACTCAACGTCAAACGTTCCCTCCTCGCGCAGATCGCCCGCCATCTTCGTCCGCGCGGTTGTTGTCAGCATGTGGGTTGTGTCGATGATCGGCACTTCCTCGCCGTCCCAGCCGGCGCCGAGAATCTCCATCGCGAACGTGCTTGAATTCCACGTCACGCCTAGGCCTGTTCCAACATCAGCGGGCATGGTTTAAGTACTCCCCAAATGGGGCGCGCTCTCGGTGTGCCACACGAGCCAATCGAGGGCGAGCCGGTAGCGGCCGAGATCCGATTTGTCTTGCGGCGCGTCATAGAGCCAACGCCGGCCCACTACGTGACAGCACCGCACCGTTTCCCCGCCCATTGCTCCCCGGTATCCGTCGGCCGCCAGGCGCAAGGCCTCGGCAAGCGCTGTCGCCCCCAGCCGCGTTTCGGCGTAGCAATCCGTCTGCACAAGCGACCGCACCAGCGCGGCCGAGCCGCCGAAATGGTGGTTGCCGACCGCAGACAACAGCGTCATCACGACGGCCGGCATTGGGCTCCGTTGCCGCAGCTCGTCCGGATAGATCGCCGTCGTCGAGCCGGCCACGGTCGAGTTGACCAACGCCGCTACGTCGGTTTTCGCGGCGAAATAGGCTCGCATCCCCTTACAAATGTCGGCCATCAGTAATCGGCCCCCGCGTACATGACCGGGTCGGCCCGGTGCAACAGGGCCTTGGCCGCTTGTTTGGTTTCTTCGTCGCGTATCGCCCGCTTGAGCGCTGCCCGGAACACGCCCGACACTTCGTCTTGCGTGTACTGCGCCGCCGATCGCAAGAACGGCCTGGCCCTCATTCGCTTGGTTCCAAACTCGACCATTCCGCCGTAGTACGTGTCCCCCTTGAAAAGGTCCTTGCCCGTGACCACTCGCGCCCCAACGCGGCCGCGGTTGCGGCGTGATCGTTTGAGCGCTTTGACTTTGATGCTTTTCCGCAGCGCCCCAGTTTTGACCGGGACCAGCTCCTTGGCCTTATTGGCCACGACATGCGCGGCTTTGCGGACGGCAGTCCGCTGGAGCTGGTTTGCGATCCGCGTCGGCATCGTGCGGAGCTTGACTTGCAGCTCCTTGAGACCCGCCACTTCCACGCCGTCGGCGTAGTAACGCGAGGAAAACTTGCCGCTTTGGATCGGTGTTATGGTCGGCATCAGGTTGATATTTCAGTGCAGAAAATGGTCAGTTCGCGCTTGTGGCCAGTCGGATCGACAATCCGGTCAATGTTCAGCTGGCGGCCGTCGTGCTTGAGCCGCATGGTCGGCGACAAGCCGGCCCGGTATCGGATCGTGACAACGCTGGCGATGTGCGCCTCGACTTGTTGGCCCCGGAAGGTTTCGCCGCCCCCGACGCCCAACACTTCAGCCGGAACGGCCGTCGAGCCGCTGACGCCGGTCCAGGCCGGAACGCTCTGGCCAGTAGCGTCTTGGACGCTCGCTTCCTCGAGGAACGCAACCCGCTGTCTCAAGTCGCCGGCCCGGATCTGAAACATTGGGGTGCTCATCCGTAAAACCCCCACCCCTCGGTAGCCAAAAGCGACTTAATGCCAAGTTCGATCGGCTTGGACGGCTTGCCGACAATCACCGCTTCGCGGTTGGCGTACCAATGAGCGGCCAGCATCTTGGTTGCCAGCCGCAGCGTTTCCGGAACGTGCTCGCCCGTGGTTCCGTAGCCGGCCGTGTAAACGATTTTGACGCTGTCCGGCCGCTCCTTGGTCGCCGGCCAGTTGGTGTCGATTTGCGGGATCACGCGCGCTTGCGCTTTGGTTGGCGCGATTACCACATAGTCGCTGGACGCCATGGTCTGCGTCGAGTTGTTCCCGTCGTGGTAGCCGATCGACGTGATGGCCAAGAGCGGCGGCCGCGGCAGAAGCAGGGCCTCGGCCCCCAGCGGAAACCGCGACAGGTACGCGGTGAACGTTTGCTGCACCAGCGCCCGGCCGCCGGGTATTGCGCCCTCGACGTATTTCCGGGCGGCTTTGATGTAGGATCCGATCAGCGTGAGGTCGTCGCTGGACGCGTAGGTGTGCGCCTCCACGTCGCTTGTCGCGATCGGCTCGATAGTGGGCTCGTCGCTGCTCGCCTGCGCGAGGTAATACTCGATTCCCAGCTCGCTTAGGCTTTTCATCTGCGCCACCCGGTCAGCAGTAACACGTCGCGGTACATGGTCGGCCTGCACTCGACGCCGGCCAGGCCGGCCCGCTCGGCGAGCCGCGAGTAGTCGTCGGCCTCTCGCTCTGAGCGGAACACATCCGCGCCGGCCCGATGGCTGGCGACGATAATGTGCCAACTCAGGCCCCCCAGCCGCAGCAGCCGGAGAGATTCGCGGAGCGTCGGCAGGGGGTCGTCAAAATGCTCCAGCAGCCCGACGCTATGCGCCAGCGTGAAGCGCTCCCGCTTGAGCTTCGTATGTTGGCAATCGACCGCCAGGCACTCGGGCGGCGGAAGGCCCGCCTCCCGCCAGTTGCGCACGGCCGTGTCGAGCGCCAGCTGACAGAGGTCTGTCAGCACTACGCGGCAGCCGATGGCCGCCAGGTATTGGCTGATCGTCCCGCGTCCGGCGCCCAGCTCGACGCACTCCCACTCGGGCCGCGGCTTGTGCTCCTCGAGCATGCGCCAATACGCGCGCAATCGCCGCTGGTGCGGCGTTAGCGCGTCGCCGGCCGTCCACAGACAGCGGTTAGGCCCCGCTGCGATGGCCGGCCACTTTTTCGCCCAGGCGCGGCTTTCGCCGTCGATCTCGTGCAATAGGGATTGGGTCACGCAACACCCCACGTTTCAGGGCGGCCGTTTCGACGTACTCGGCGGCCACCGCCGCGCCGGCTTTTATCAGCCGCAGCGTTTCGGCGGCCGGAACGTCATAAACGACGCCCGGTTGATACTGGTCCAGCTTTCCTACAATCCGCACTCGCATTGCGTCAAAACCCTTGCTTGACCCACCGCTGGTTTTCCTGCGCCCCTTTGATCTGGTTGATCCCGCGGTCGTAGGCCTGTTTGGACGTGACCGCTTGCTGGAGCTCGCCGCGGAGCTCGTCGATTTTGCTGGCCAGCTGCTCGCGCAGCGCGTCAGGGCAGCCGTTTTGCGACAGGGTCGTCAGCTCTTGAATGGCGCCAATGAGCATATTGCTGGCGCGGTCGGCTTGTTCGTATCCGGCCTCTTGCGCAGTTAGCCGCTCGGCCAGCTCCCGGTTGCGCTGCGCGTGCTTGGCGGCCATTCGGTCGCCGGCGTCGTCGAATCCATACAGCCGGCGACACTTGAGAAGATCCGACTCGGGCGGAATGATAATCTTCGGCTTGCCGCGAGCTTCGGCCACACCCATCGCCCAGCCCAAGAAATACTCACAGCTTGGGCGTTGCTGGCAATACTCGGTGTCTTGCGCCATATCGACGCCCCAGAGGCCGATCGTGTCGGGTTCCTGCGCCAGCGCATACGCGATCAACCAACTGATCGTGTTGGAGAAATAGGTTCCGAAACGCGCGCAAATCTCGTCTTTCGGAAACAGCCGCGCGTTCGGCAAATCCGGATGCGCGTGGGCCGTAAACAGCGGGACGTCCATTGCCTTAAGCTGTTGCCAATACGCGTCGGACTTTCGCCGTTTGCGCTCGAGATTGTGCAGTTCGAACCACGCCGTGAAGCGCGGCACTTGGTCCGGCCTCTCGCTCAGTCCCCACAGCTCCCAGTCGTCGCGATCGAAAGGGCAGTCGCGCAGGCTGCCCGGCGATGTACCCAGGATCGCGATGTGTTTTTTAAACTCCACTCTGCGTCTCCCCTCTATTGCTCCATGGAAAAGGCCCAATCGCGCCAAGACGCCCGCGGGTTTCCCCGCGGACGCCTGGAGCGCTGGAGGGCTCGGCTACGAACTCGTCGCTGTGATGAAATGCTTCACCGCGTTGCGGTTGATCAGATCGCCGTCGGTCCGCTGGAAGGCCAAGAACGCTACGCTTCCCTGTTCCGCGTATCGCTCGTTGAGGCGCAACAGGTCTATGTCCATCACGTCGCGGATGATGTAGCGATCAAACGCGCCGAACGCGATCGTCTTGGTGTTGCCCGTGCTCGCGGTGGAGAAACTCGGCACGTCTTGGTTCAGCGTGTAGGGCTTGCCAAGGATCGTGTCTGGCGCGTCTTGCACGATCGATGGCAGCCACAGCGGCCGAGAATCGCTGTCGACCAGTCGGCGCCAGAGGCCGAGCGTCGCGTCGTTGAACATCCAGCCGCACGCCGCAGAGCCGCGGTAGGCCGGGTCGACGCTATGCAACAGCGTCACCACTTCGGCGTAGGTAAAGTTGTTGTAGGTAGAGCCGGTGCAGCCCACGAGGCCGCTGTTTGTGCTCGCGGCGATCACGCCTTGGGGCGCGCCGTCGGAGGTTTCGCCGACGGTGAAATGGGCGTTCGTGATGCGTCCCAAGCGCGTTCCCAACGTTTCGCCGAGGAACGGACCGAGCGGAAAGTTGCTGTCTTGCATCAGCTCGATCGAGACGCCGACCAGCCGGCTGGTGTACTTGTAGGCGCCCATCGTGACCTGACCCAGCGTGAAAGCGTGGATCGTGGTCGCGGTGTTTTCCGCCAGCAAAGCGCCAATGGCGGTCGTCGCGGTGTCATCGACGGTCGGGATCGGCAGGGTTCCACCGGTGGCGGTCCGCAAAATCCTGGCGCCGCTGCGGCGCATCCCGCCGTAGGCGACGAGGAACACCTCGATCGCCTGCATCACGTCGTTCGGCACCACGTTCCCGCCGTCAGCTGCGGTTCCGACGTTCATGTAGTCGGTCGTGGCGCGGAGCTCGGCGTACATGCCTGGCACGTCACGGGCCCGGCTCGGCGCGACCGGCAACAGCAGCCCCTTGGCCTTGGATTGCTGCGGGCGCGAGCGGAGCTTTGCGGCCGCGGCCAGCTGCTCGGGCCGGGCGTCGCTCCCCAGGCAATAGGCCCGGAACGCCAGGTCCGCGTCGCGGTGCGTGACCCGCTCGTCGGGCACTGTCTTGGGATTCGCAGCGAAGTCGTCGCGGCGGGCGTTGTCGTCGATCTGCTCGAGCGCCGGTTGGATCTCCTCGAGCCGCTCCAGCTTTTCAATGTGCGAGTCCTGCCGGTTCAGGTCCTCGTTCATGGCCTCAAACTGGGCGTTTTTCTCGTCGGTCCAGTTTTCCGGCTCGCCAATCTCCTCGACCATGGAGCGCATTTGCTGGGCCAGATTGGCCCGCTTTTCCTTGGCTGCTTTGATGTCCACGAATGGCATAGGTTCGTCCCCGTGAATCGCCGCTGCGCATAGAAAAACGACCAGCGCATCGGCGGGTGATTGTTGGGTCACTCGCGAATCCGTGGCCGTTTGTCGGCTGTTAGATTCAGTCGTTCCGCTTGGCCGGCCGTTTCCTTTTTGGAGACGAGCGCCGGCGTCGTGTAGACGGTACTTTGGCGGGTTTTTGAGGGGGGTTCGCTTTTTTCAGCCACGCCTCGGCCCGCTCTAGGTCCGCCGGCGTGTCCACGCGGATCGACCGCTCGGGCGGCTCGATCACCAGCGGCCTGCAAACCGGCGGCAGAAGCAGGTCGCGATTGCCGATCGACCATTCGGTCGGGATCAGATAAATCCCGCCGTCGCGGATATAGTGGGTCGGCAGATATTGCCGCGGGACCGCCTGGCCGCGGATCGGTCCCGCCCAGAGCACACGGTTTGTCTCCTGGTGGATCACGCCCATCCGCCACGGGTGGAGCTCGCCCACGTCGGCCAGGGACACGACAGCGTCGCGGCCGCCGTAGTGATCGAAGATCGCCAGGGCCCCGCGGATGTCTGCGGCGGTCCGGCAGGGGTTTGTCGGCTGGAGGATCAGCACCCCGTCGAACGGGCAGCCGCGAGGGGTGTTGAGCTCCGCCAAAGCATGACGCACGACGTCTACGGTCGGCGTCGTGTCGGCCGCCAGCCGGGCGGGACGCACAAACGGCACGTCCACGCCCAGACGTTGGCCAGCCGACGCGGTTGCCGTGCAATCAGTAGACAGGACCACTCGGTCCAGCTCGGCCTCCAGGGCCGCCAGGGCCGTCCACTCGAGCAGCGGCCGGCCGGCGCACTTGGCCAGGTTTTTGCCCGGGATCCCAATAGAACCGCCGCGGGCCGGGATCAGGCCTAAAATTCTCACTCGAGCGTCTCCAGGTCAGGCAAAATCAAAACGCCTTCCATCCACGGCACGCAAACCACGCGAAGGACCAGGATCCTTGTCTCAGACAATTTGCGGCCGTTCGGAATGTGGTACGGGATCGCGAGCGGACCGAACGCGTGGAAGCTGTCCGCCGCGGCGGCGAATAAACGGACCTGTTCCTGGCGCCCGACAAGCAGCCACTTCGCCCTTTCTTGCACTATCTGGTAATCGACATTTGCCAATA